AGAGCAAGAGCAGCAAGAGCCCGTTATAGCAGCCGTTTATATGCTGCCTACACCAAAGCAAGAGCAAGAGCAAGAGCAAGAGCCTGAGCCAACCATGAAGGAGATTATGACCGTCTTGCTAGCCCTGCAAGAGAAGATGAAGCAGCTAGAGGGACCTGAGCCTACAATGCGCGACCTTATGAAGGTGGCAAAAGATATTCAGGCGCGCATGGACATGTTGATTCAGTAGTATTATAACTTCTGTAATAAAAATTGAAAACTCTTTTTAAAAACTACCAATCTTTAAAAACTACCAAATCTTTAAAAATGACCACTTTTAAAAAAGGTGACGGCGTCTGGATTCATTTTCCATCAGGTACAGACAAGTGCACTGCGGATATTGTGGAGGTCAGAGTTGACGATGCTGGAGAAGTGACTTATCGTTACGCGTATAACGGCATTGTGTACCACGGGAGGACCGATTGGACATTTGAGCCTAATCAGCAAATACCGCAGGTCCATGACCCAAGCCATGAGAAACGTATCCAAGACGCGCAAGAGATAATGTGGTTCGGCACAGCACTTACTTATCGCGCTCCTGAAGATGGTGACGATGAGAAACGGGCTTTGTGGCAGGCAAAAATCAAGAAACACGAAGACGCCATTGCCGTCCTAAAGAAACGATGCGCCCATTTCACTAAGGGCACCTCCGTTGCGTGGAATGCGTATTATTGTTGCTACGGTGCTAAGAGGCAAAATAAGTGTAAGAACGATGGCTTGCTAAAAGGAGTCTTGGATGAAGAAGTCTATAATTTTGAGTGTAGGGTAAAAACGTCTGATGGGATAGTTCACAGTATGACAGTTTGGGCTTTGGGACTTGACTAAAAAACGGGTTTTTCTTTATTTTTATTTTTTAGTTTAGGCAAATGGTCCTTACCACGCAGACAGGTCCTCACCACGCGGCTCCCGCGCCTCCTGCGGTGCAGGACCGTCGCCAAAGAGGTTGTAGCGCTCCTTGTCCGCCTTACCACAGGCGTAGGATACACCCCTCTTGAGGAAGTCCAGGTCGCGGTCAATCTTGTACTTGCAGCTTAGGCGCCACAAGGCGGACTCACGACCAAGCTCCAGATAGCGGTTCCAAGACCACTTGTGGATAAGCTCATCAAGCTCAGCAGAACGCTTGCTGTCGTGCATAATGTCCTCCTGAGCCTGGACGTGCTGCCTATCCCAGTTGGTAATCTCAGCGCGCGATGCCTTCTTGTAATCAGGGTCTGTGGGAGGCAGCCGTGCAGCCTTGATGTTTGCTTCCGTGGTCGCAACAATCTGCGTGTTAGCCTTGACAGCATCGTCGCAAGTTTTCTTCTCCTGGCGCATGCGGCAAAGCTGCGCGTCGTGACTGCTGTGCCCGTCGGGCTTGAAGTAGCTGAAGCGCCAGCCATGTGCTTCGTCGCGCAGGATAAGGCTGAGTGTGTCGCCGTAGAGACCAGAGTCAGGGGTCGCCGCAACAATCTCCTCAAAGCTGCGCTTGTCAATCCACTTATCCATAATGTCCTCAGTAGTGCTCATTTTTGCAGCTGTCTAGTTCTTTGCTAGCTTCTAACTTACTACTAAAAAGTATAAACTATTCAATTTTTTGATTTCATGCGTAAAAAATTGAATAGTTTCATAGACATCGGTAATGTTTTAAGCCACGCCAAAAATGGAGTGCCAAATCTGCTACAGCGACGCGACAAAGTTTGTTGGCTGCAGCCACTGCCCTGCTACTGCATGTCAGTCATGCTACCAGTCGTACGTAATGACGTGCACAATGAACGTCCCTTGCATGCACTGCAAGGCGCAACTTAGCGAAGAGTTTGTTGTTGAGAACGTTGAGCGAACACCTGAGTATCTGGAGCACCGCGGTGCCCTTCTGTTCAGTAAGGAGCAGGCACGGATGCCTCAAACTCAGGCGGCGACCAAAACCTATTTGGAAGCAAAGGCAGCTATGAAGCCGCTTCACAAGCTCATGTGCATAAACTTGGAACATATGCGCCAGACCTTCGAAAAGTATCAAAAGCGTCGCGATATGGACAATCGCAAAGCTGAACTCAAGCCCATTGAGACACTGGAATTCACCCTCAGCCACGAATTTCAGAGACTGAAGCGAATAGTCGAAAGCTTCGGCTTAACTGCTGACGCAACGGAAGATAAGCCAGCAGTCTTTGTGAAGGCGTGCATTGCCGCGTCGTGTCACGGTTTCCTATCAGAGGATTTCAAGTGCGCACTTTGCTCTCTTGAAGTGTGTAAGGATTGCCACGAACCGATAACAGCGGGTCACAACTGCGACAAGGAGACTGTCGCCTCAGTCAAGGCGCTACTTAGCGAAAGCAAGCCGTGCCCCAACTGCAGCGCAGCCATTTCGAAGGTTGACGGCTGTGACCAGATGTGGTGCACGCAGTGCCACACGACCTTTAGTTGGCGCACCGGCATGAAGGAGACGGGCAAGACGCATAACCCTCATTATTATGAGTGGATGCGTCGCAGCGGTATTCCTATTCCTAGAGCTGTGCCAGGTTGCGCCCCAGCGCGCTTCCCAACTTATCAGGGCATCTACAATCGCTTCTCAGCTGAGACCAAGAAGCAGTGGGAACTTCTTGATAAGGGGCTAACGCTTTACAAGAACTTCCACGCCAAGTACCCGAAGCACGCATCCCTTTTGGCGGGTCACATCAAGCCGCCAGAGCTCAAGACGGTACTGGACCCGCTGCCGTCACTGCCCTACTACTTCAAGGCACTGACAGCCATCTGGTCATTGCTAAGTGACAAGCGCTACAAGGCAAACCACTTTAGACCAGCGGACATGGAGGAGGAGTTTCGCAAGCTAAGGGTGAAGTACATGGCAAACGAACTGAACGCAGACCAGTATAAGGTTGTGCTGCTGAACAAGGAGTTTGAGGAGTTGTCCAATCGGAACCTGTATTCCATTCACACGATGACCTTCGCCGCCGCCGCGGATGTCTTTGCGGAGTGGCGCCTGGGCGACCAGACGCTGGCGGGATGCCACGACACCTACAGCCAGCTGCAGCGCCTTCTCACATACACAAATGAGTGCCTGACAAAGCACGACGCGGTATTTGGTCAGACTCAGCCAAAGTACGAACAGAACATCTTTAATATGTAAAACGGCGATTTTTTAGATGCTTCTAGTAGAGATGCCTAGAACAACAAGGCGTAGATTAAGTAGGCGTTCAAGACGTAGGACGCCCGGCTTGTCAAGACGTAGAGGTGGCGGTCCTGCGTTATCAGATGAATGTTACGCTAGATTTCTTATTTACCTGGTTTCTATTAATGAAAAAGGGAACATGACGATGTTTTTAAAAAATCCATCTATGCAAAAGAAGGTTACAATTTTTCCAACTGGGACATCTTGCGCTGCCGAAACTGATAATAATTTCAAAATGGCGTTTAAAAGATGGGTAATAGATGCCAATGTAAATAAGGAAAATTATTTACCCACCCTATTACATCAGGTTGCAGAAGCAAAGAAAAAAGAAAAGGGTAGCGCAATTAATGTACCTTATGTAGAAGCGCTAGTTCCAAAATTTTTAGATACATTAATTACGTCTGGTTTTGAAGTTAAGGATAAAAAAGTAACAGATGAATCATGGCGTCCATTATTAAATTACATATTTACACTTGGCAAAAAGGAAAATAGAAATACTTATACGACACTAGATGCAAGATATGATGTTGATTACCTTAATAATCTGAAACAACTTATCATCGGTAAGACAAGTATTCTTAGAACCGACGTTTCACTATATAGCTGTCTGACTGAAGAACAACGTAATTTTACAACACAGTTATAAAAATTGACTATCGCTAAAATAACCACGCCATCATCAAAACAACATGCCCTGCATCCAGGATATTGAGTCCATTTCCACGTCCAGTTCACAAACAACGGTCAGCGTGGAGCCGATTGAGAACCACAACAAGAACCATGTGAAGCCAGATGATGAAGTCATGCGCAAGTTTGTGCCTGACTTCATTGATAGGGTCCTTGCCCTTCCAAATCCGACAAAGGAAAGCATTGACAAGGTTTGCAACGCCCTGAAGCGCCAGTATCGCATCATGCCGTCCAAGCCGGAAATTCGTGCGCTCTATGAGAAGTTTTATCAGCACAAGGGTCTTCCGCCCATCTTTCTCAAGTGGCTAGTGAAGAAGGCGTCACGCGCCGACTCTGGCGTCTTGGTCGTTACTATCACGCTTAGCCCGCATAAGTTCAGCTGCAAGTATGACTGTTTCTACTGTCCGCAGGAGACGGATTTGAAGGGCGTGCCAACCCAGCCGCGCTCTTATCTGTCAACGGAACCGGCAATGCTTCGTGCAATTGCCACACGAACGTCAACGGATTCTTACGATTTCGATGTTGCTGGTCAGTTCCAGAATCGCATCAAGGCATACAAGCACAACGGCTCTATTAACCAGAGCGATAAGAAGGCAAAGAAGCTTGAGCTGATTCTTTCTGGTGGCACCTGGCACAGCTATCCCCTGGAGTATCGGCAGCAAGTCGCGACGGAGGTCTTCTGGGCGGCAAACACCATGAGTGAAAAGCGCCCCATCAAGACCCTGGAGGAGGAGATTGAGGAAAATGAGACGGCTGAGTATCGCATTATTGGCATGACAGCTGAGACGCGCCCTGACCAGATTACGCCTGATACCATTATTGAGGCACTTAACCAGGGGTTTACGCGTTTCCAGCTGGGTGAGCAGACCGACAATGACACTATTCTGAAGAAGGTTAATCGCAAGTGCTACAAGGCGGACTCTATTAGGGCGCATCGCCTTCTGAAGCAGGCAGGCTTCAAGCTGGTGATTCACCTTATGCCGGACCTACCTGGCTCCAGCCCTGAGGAGGACAAGCGGATGTTCACAAGCTACTTGACGAACCCTGACCTGCAGTTTGACGATGTTAAGATTTATCCGACGGCAATCTGCCAGTCACCGGACCCTGACCGTATTGTCACAAGCAAGATTGCCGATTGGTATAAGGAGGGAACATACAAGCCGTACGCAGAAACTAATGTGGATTCACTAATCGATGCTATCATTCATTTCAAGAAGAGCGTGGGACCCGATAAGCGCCTTCAGCGTGTAGTACGCGATATTCCCTGCCAGTCCATTGAGGCGGGCTATGAGAAGAAGTCCAATCTGCGCCAGATGATTCACGATAAGATGAAGAAGATTGGTGTCCGCTGCCACTGTATCTATTGTATGGAGATTGGTGACATGGAGCTGGAATCGCATGAGCCGATTCTGGTTGTCCGTAAGTCTGCGGCATCAAAGGGCATTGAGTACCATCTTTCGATGGAGGCTCACAAAATGGACAGAAGCCAGCGTTTCGCATACAACGTGGACCGCGCACTGAACGCTGCTCAGTGGCTTTTCACGGGCAAGTGGAATTACTGGGCGGGCAACCTTAAGAGTTATACGGGTCTGTATGGGTTCTGTCGCCTGCGAATTGACCCCAATCCTGGCGGTACCTTCCTTCCAGTCTTACATGGTTGCGGCTTGATTCGTGAGGTACATGTGTATGGGTTCTCACTGGGCGTCGGTACTGATGCCATTGGTAGCCAGCACCGTGGCTATGGTAAGATGCTTGTCGCAAAGGCAGAGGAGCTGACAGCACTAAACGGTCTGCTAAAGACTGCGGTAATTGCTGGCGTTGGCACCAGGGAGTATTACAAGAACAAGTGCGGCTACCACAAGGCTGAGACTTATATGAAGAAGGAGCTTGCGCCGTACAATTATTACACGCTTGAGCGCGTTTCTGTACTCACAGCAGCGGTTGCGCTTTCAGCATACATTGCAACCAAGCTGTATAACCGAAAGTAGGCGCGTTTATCTAACAAAAAATTGAAATCATTGCCGTCCATAATAATTTATACGACCCATCTCAAGAAAGATGAGCAGCACCTACGAAATCGTTTATTACCAGAACGGCAACTGTACAGCAACCTCTAAGATGCCGACAAAAGAGGCTGCTACAGACGTATTTGTGGCATCAGTTGAGCGCTATACAACCACTGACGGATTCTACGTTGATTCTGGCAAGAGCGACAGCTACACAGTCTTTGATATGTCTTACGCCGCGCGCACCATCAAGCTTGTTGGAGCCATTGATGATGAGCTGAAGGCTGCGCTCAAGCAGAAGTGGAGCGACCTGCTGCAGAAAATGACCTCAGGCACTGACTAAATAAAAATAAAAAGGAAACCTAACGGTTTTTTTAGTCATTCTGCATTAACCTAACGGCTTATACCAAAGTTAAGTGCTAGCTAATCAGAGAATGGGTTTAGTTTAATTATTTGACGGGGCACCAAACTCGCAAAATAATCCACGCGGTTAAAAAATTGAAACGACAAACAAACATAGCTATTATTAAGCCCGTTAATGACAACCTGCATAAAATGACCAGCAAGGTTGTGACACCTTTTGATTTAGATTTCACGGTTCAGAAATGTATGTACTGTTCTGCTCCTAGTCAGTGTAGTTACAGGGCACTAAGTCTGTCTCATGGCATCACTGCATGTTCTGAACACTCTGTTTGGGCGAAGCGTGATATATGTGCGTATTTACACACTAGAAGACTCGTCAAGATTGAGAAGTTGATGGAACGTTTCCCGCAACTAAGCAAAGTAAGTAAGATAAAAATTAGGAATAGCGACGGCAGAATTAAGGTTGCCAGACTGTGGTTGTCGTCCCAAAGAACAAACGGGGACTATGTATTTGTTCATAACACATATGGCGACGGCTGGAGGATTCGTGTAGCTTGGGACCCTGAACCCAATAGCCCTGGCGCCTGCATCTACTGCCCCCCTTCCTGCTGCCTGAGGCACTGCTGCGACGAGCAGCCGCACCCCAACTGGAATGTGACCACAGATAGCCCGGATTACGTCATGACTAAGGAGATGCGTTTATCTGAACTAGCAACTTACGGCGTTGACGTGAAGCCAATTATTACAGCTCTTCAAGAAGGCTTCTACAAGATTGATTATGACGAACAACAGACAGTCATTATTCAGAGCCAAGAAAATCAAGACCCAACCTTAAAAAAAACTGAGTGAAAAAGGGCAATGGTGTCAAATACTTAAGCATTTGTCACTAACAAACTTTTTACATTTTATATATATGTATCTATTTCAAAAAATTGAAATCAACGCCGCTCATATTAAATTATAAGGACCATCTCAAGAAAGATGAGCAGCAACTACGAAATCGTTTATTACCAGAACGGCAGCTGTACGGGGCGCTCCAAGATGCCGACAAAGGAGGAGGCGACCGATGTGTTTGTAGCATCAGTTGAGCGCTACACAGCCACGGACGGGTTCTACGTTGATTCTGATAAGACTGACAGCTACACGGTCTTCGACCTGTCTTACTCCGCGCGTACCATAAAGCTTGTCGGCGCCATTGATGATGAGCTGAAGGCTGTTCTCAAGCAGAAGTGGAGCGACCTGCTGCAGAAAATTACACCCGACACTGACTAAATAAAATAAAAAGGAAAACTACCGGTTTTTTAGTCATTCTGCATTAACCTAACGGCTTATACCAAAGTTAATAACGCTTAGAGGAGTGCTTAAGTTTGGTACATTAGTAACCGCGTCAGACTTACGAATTTTATTATAACTTGAAAATGGAAACATTTACCCGGATATTTATTTATCATCACGCCACTTCCACAAAAATTATCTATTTATTAAATAAATGTCTGATGAGTTTGATAAGGCGGAGCTGGCGTCCGGCTCAATTTATAAAAAAGTGTGGGAAGCAATCAAAGGACCTTTGCAGAAAGCCTATGATGATGAGGAGAAAAGAATCAAAAATTTACCTTTAGACGAGCTAAAGATTTTGACAAATAAAAAAAAAACACCTCTTTTAAATAGAACCCATAAAGTATTGTTGAGGAGCGTGGGGTTGCGCAATAACAGCAAGGCGAAGAAAGATGTTTTGGGGTCCAAAGAATTTCTAGATGCTTTGGAGAAACATTTAGAGGCTTTTAATAGAAAGAGAAAAGATGAATTATTTAAGGAAGAACTGAATAAATTAAGTGATGAAGATAAGAGATTATATTACGCACAGAATGAATATGAGAGGGAGGAGCGTGAAGCTGCCGAGAAGGTCCGCTTGGAGCGCGAGGCGGAAAAAGCCGCCAAGGAGGAGAGAAAGGAAAATTACGACCAGACCGACTCGTACAGGTTCGGGGACAGGGGAGGCAAACGTAAAACAAGGAGAAGGAAAACCCGTAAGTAAGTATGCACCTGTAGATATCTTAAAAAATAATTTTATAAAATTATTTTTTAAGATAAAACTAAACTTATGAATAAGGTCTCATGGAATATGCGCTTAGCTTAACTATTTGATGATGCAACCAACGCGCAAAAAAATTGAACTAAAATAGGATTTTTATCATTATTAAAATGACCTCTCTTAAAAAGGGCGACTGCGCAATATGCAAGACTTACTCCGGTCCAGAATTTTCGGTGGTCATTAAGAACGTGACTGTCGACGAAAAGGGGACTGTTTACGAATGCTTGCGCGACGGCGTTTGGGCAAATAAGGAAGGGACGCCAAACTTCATTATAAGCAGCAGCTACATATTTGACCCCAATGACTTGAAGCACTCCTTCCTTACAAGCGGGACAGGTTTGCGGCGACTTGAATATCGCGCCCCAGAGCTCGATGACGATGAGAAGCGCACCCTTTGGGAGTTCCATATCAAGAAACAGGACGACGCAATTGCTACAATGCGGGCTAAATACGGGCACATAACTAAGGGGATGACCGTTAAGTGGTATGAATACAATAGTTGGACGGGGCAGGTGGCGTTTGAGTGTATTGGGAAAATAATGTACATAAAGCATAACTTGTCCTGCTACATCATCTGCGCGGATGGCGTAACGCGCGCTCCATACATTTCAGAACTCACGGTCGTTGACGACGCCCTTTCTGCGGATGTACCTGAAACGGCACGGTGAACATTATTTACCCGCTCTGTTTATTTTGATAACATGCTTTTGATTTTTGCCGCATCCAATGAGGGAAAATTTGAAATGATGGCTTATTCTATATAGTAAGTCAAAAAAAATGCGTTTACTAGTAACAATTCTAGTTCTGTTCGGGCTGTTTAGCTATTCTGACGCGTTCTTTTGGCGCCGCAGACGTGCAGCTAGGAGGCGCCGTGAACTAGCTCATCAGAAGCACATTCAAGCCGCCAACAAGCTGAACACCACTAAGACGACGTACAACGGTTCTACACCCCTCTCCTATACAATTATACGTTACCCCAACAACTCAAACCATACAGAGCTCTAGAATGACGGAGAAATCTTCCGCGTTTTCCACACTGTAAATATACTACAAACGCGCGCTAAATTTTTACATCATAAATATACCATCAAGAAACAGGGTACAAAAAATCCCCCCAAGAACCAGGG